CAAGAAAAAGAGCACTCAGCATTTTGCGGGTGTAAAGCGACTGGGTCAGATTACCAGCGCCGCGTCCATGTATGGCGTGTGGCAACCTGCCGTTGGTCGCGTCTTCAATAGCTACGAAGAGAAGAAAAAGTACTTAAAAGAGCACAATCTGATAGAAACGAATGACCCCATAAAAGGCAGTCGATCCAAGCGGAGAGAAGAGCCTACAGTTGGGTTAGATAGAGCATCTTGGACAGAACGTCCACAGGATGCGCGGATGTAAACCACATAGGAGGCAACCTATACTATGAGCGAAATCACAACAGAGGACTCCATCAGCGTAGACGATGCACCCTCTTCGACTCCCAGTGAAGAATCCACGCCAGATTTTGGCGCCGATTTAGACGGGGACACTCGAGGCGAGAGCACGGAATCGCAAAGTGGACACTCCGATGCAAGATCAGGTGCAGACTTTGACCCCAACAGGGTTGACTGGCTGCGCGTAGACGCAAATACGCTACCAGATCAATACAAACCTGTAGCGCAGTTGGCTAAGAATTTCCAAGCCAGCTACACACAGGCGCAACAGCAAGCGCGCGCGGAGCAGACCCGCGCAGCAGAGGAGCGCCAGCAGTATCTGCAGGCCATAACGCAGATACAGCAGATGTATCAGCAGCCCCAGCAAGAGTCTACGCCGATGGAGCGCCTTGGCCAATACTTGGATGAGGACGAGCGGCGGGGCCTTGAAGTGGTCTCTACACTTTTTGAGCAACAGTCTGCTCCCATGTTGGAACAGATCAATCAGTTGCGATCACAGTTAGAGCAGGCCAATCAAGGCAATCAAGCATTTGCTCAATACCTACAGCAACAGCAGGTACAGCAGCGAATGAATCAGATTGCTGAAGTGCGGCAGGCATATGGCAATGAGGTGGACAACCTCAATGAACGCCAGATGTATGCGATGAAAGCGCTCGTTGACCAAGGCAGCACGGTCAAAGAGGCGTTTGAGTCGATCACGGGGAAAACCGCTGAACAGCTACAGGCAGCACGGCAGACAGATCGCAATGTGCGATCCACAGCCAAGCGCACGGCCAGCTCTGGCAATGCACGCGCAACGACCAACGGTGCGCGCGTAGAGACAGAGGCCGATCTGATGGCGGCTATGCGTAATCTGGGATTTGATTAACACCAACACACAACGAGAAACATAAATGGCAGCTTCTACTACCAACGAAACGTGGGACGAGGCTTGGACGCTATCTATGCGTGCAAAGCGCAAGCGTCTCACGGACAATATCAGCGATAGCTTCCCCACCGTCGACAGATTCCGCAAAGGCGGCGTCCTTGAAACCGAGGTCGGCGGGAAGGAAATCCAAGAGGACTTGATGTATGCCCTCGACACCTCGCAGTGGTTTGACGGCTATGACACCCTCAACACGGATGCTACGGATGGCGTAACGGCAGCGTTTTACAACTGGCGCTACTTGGCTACCCCCATCACGATCAGCATGACCGAAGAAAAGGAAAGCCGCAAGAGCGACAGCGCCGTCAAGTTGCTGGAGAGCAAGACGCGCCGCGCTATGACCACGCACTTCGACACGGTCAACTCTGCGCTACACACGGCTCAGAGTGGCAAGGCCATCATCGGCCTGCCCGACATCGTCTCAACCGCTTCGGGTGCTACTATTGGTGGCATCAACTCTGGCACGGAAACGTGGTGGGACAACAAGCGTGAGAACGCTACGTCTGACACGTCTTTCCTGACCGCCAGCGGTGACACGTTTGAAGGTTTGATCCGTATGAAGAACCTGTATAACGAGGTCTCCGAGGGGAATGACAAAGTTGACATGATCATCACGACCTTCGCCCTTGGTGGAGACTACGAATCGCTCTTTGAGGGCGGCACGTATCTGCGCTTGACGGGTAGCGATGCCAACGATCTTGACGGCTCCAACCCCATGTATCGCTTCGCGGAAGTCATCATGGACCGCGACTGCGGTAGTGGCTTGATGTACATGCTCCAGAGCAAGTATCTCAAGTTCAAGGTCCAGGAAGGTCTCAATTTCGCCAAGACGCCGTTCCGCGAGCCCGCCAACCAGTTGGCGCGCACGAGCTTCGTGGTGTTGTCGAGCCAGTTGACCACGAACAATCGTCGTCGTCAAGGCGTGATCTACAACCTAACCTCCTCCTAAACCCTAACAGATAGGAATAGCTAAATGGCTACTTGGAAGCGCATTGAGCCTGGGTATATCGGAGGCGCGCAGGCTATTGATGCAACCAGCACCACCGCCAATTTCCCGCTGGGCCTCACGGTCAAAGCGAAGGATTTGGCTAGCACCGACTATGGTGTCGGTGAGTTTATCTACCTCAAAGGCGTAGCGAGCACTGCAGTGGGTTCGGTTGTCACGTTCAATCGTGACGATCACTCCACTGCCCTGCTGGCCGCCGATGCCAAAGGCCCCGTGGCTGTTGCCATGAGTGCCAATGTTGCTAGCCAGTATGGCTGGTATCAGATCCGTGGCAAAGCCGTGGCGAAAGTGCTCGCCTCGTTTGCTGACAATGCGGACTGTTATGCCACGTCCACCGCTGGCAGTATTGACGATGCCGTTGTGGCGGGTGATGTCATTGTTGGAGCTAAGTCGGCTTCGGCTATCGGCACGCCCTCCTCTGGATTGGCAGAGGTTGAGATTGATAACCCCTTCGTCTTTGACGGGGTCATCTAAACACACTGTGAGTGGGGAGGGCGCACGGCAGGCGTCCTCCCTATCCACATAAAGGGGAGGCAATATAATGGCTAAAAGCACTACAGAGAATAAAGCACCAACGGTGGAGGGCATGAGCCCCGAGCAGATGGCTGAGATGATTAAGGGCCTCGCTGCAAAGGTTGCCCAGATGGAGCGCGAGGCAGGAGGCGCAGAGGAGGAAGAGAGCTCACCCGAGACCTCTAAACTGTCCAACGCCAACGCTCGGCTCGTTGCTACCCAAGTTGGTGACTGTTTGCAGGTCGAAGGATACCAGACACCAATACCCGAAAGCGTTACCGAGAAAGGCCCCGCTGCTGTGGAGAAATTCCTCCGCAACTGGCGCAAGGGGCTCACTGCACAGGCTCGCTCGTTAGGTGGCCCCGCTGCAGATATGGCAACGCAGGCCCAAATGTAACTAATGCTACTAAACGATGTGTTGGACCGCGCTATACAGCGCGCTGGTCTCACGGAGACCAACTCCGAATACCGCTCACAGGCGCGCGTCTATGTCAATGCAACCTTGCAAGACATCGCTACGCGCGCTACGTGGTGGTGGATGTATGAGGAGAAGTCGCTCACCACGGTGGCGCTGCAGCGTGAGTATACACTGTCTACGGACGTGCAGCACCTGCTATCGTTCCGCGATGAGACCAACGACCGTCCTCTGTTAATCGTTAACAGCAGCGAGATTGATTCGGACGATCCCGACCAGTCACGCACGGGCGATGCTGCGTGGGTATACGTTGCAGGAACAGACGCCTCATCTGGCGCGCCCATCGTAGAGTTTCACCCCACGCCCGACACATCGGGTGAGATCATCAAGTATCGTTATTACAAAACCTTCCCCGAGCTAACGTCTGCAAACGACACCGATGACCTGCTGCAGGATCACGGTATACCGCTCCTGCTGCACCATGCCCTCTATATGGGCGCAGCCGCTGGCATCATGGTCGAATACGGCGATGACACAAGCGCGCGGCTCAACGCGGGTGAGATGGAGCGGTATATACGGCAGGCCAAAGAGGTCAATGGTCGCATGTCGGGTAATAGGGAGTATAGACTACGCCGCAGGGATTCGCGCTTTATGCTGAACTTCCGCATTGAGGAGGGATCGCTACAGTAATGGCGATACAGGCCGACACCGTACAATATGGACCTTGGACAGAGGGCGTCCTCTATAGCAACGCCGTAGAGGATGTCGGTCCCAAGGGCCTGTCGGATATGTGGAACATGCGCATTGGGAGTTCTGGCCAAGTGGAAACGCGCGCTGGAACCGCCTCCTACCAGAGTGCCGCTGCGCTGGCTGGAACTCCCACTATAACACTGTCTGCGGAGTTTAAGCCTAATGCATCCACCACGTATGTTGTCATTGCCGCAGGCGCGGCTCTCTACTACTACAATAGTGGATGGAGTGCTATAACAGGTGCGCTCACCATCACCCCTGGTGACACAAACACATTTGAGAGTGCCAACTGCAACGGCACGCTTGTTGCCACCAATGGCGTAGATGCGCCGTGGAAATGGACGGGCACAGGCAACGCCTCCGCTTTGAGTGTTGATGGCCGATTTACTACGGCCAAACACATGGCGTGGTATGACAACAGACTGTGGATGGCCAACACTAATGCCAATACCTCACAACTCTGGTATTCTGACATAGGAGACATAGAGGCATGGGGCGCTACATCATTCTACAATTTCCAAGCCGAGATCACGGCACTCGTCCCAGCCCAGAACGCACTGATCGTGCATACGCGCGATGGCATCTCCACGCTCATCCCTACGGGAAATACGACGATACCCTACCATCGCCAGCAGAGGACGGTGGAGGCAGGGGTCAATGGTTTAAGCACCGTATCATTGCCCGCCGATGTGCAGCTCTTCCTGCAAGATGACGGCATCTACTCGTGGTCGGGTGGCGCGCAGGTCACAAAAATCAGCTATCAGCTTGACGATGGCTATTGGCCCGAGATCAACACATCCGCTTTAGCCAATGCGTTCTCTATTCGGTACCCAGACGCCAATGAGGTGTGGTTTTTCTTGCCCTACGGGACGGGACAGACCAAGCCCAACCATATAGTAGCATACAACACACGCTACAATTGCTGGTCGGGCCCTTGGGAGTACGCAGCAGGAAGATCCTGTGTGGGGCTGATTGCAGGCAAACCGCACGCGGGTGGCTATGATGGCATCCTGTATGACATGGAGACGGGCACTAGCGATAATGGCTCGGCTATCTCCTGGTCTTTTACAACGGGCGCCCCTGCGCCCTTCGGTTCGGACGTGCGCCTGCGATGGCTGTATGCGCGCACATATTTCGATGGCGCGGGCGATTACTACGCGAGCGTCACGCAGGATTCCTCTGGTCTCATAGGCACTACGGAGCAGTTGTCTCTAAAGAGCAACTCGTTTGTGCTCGGCGCTGACGCGCTGGGAGCAGGCATCTTAGGCACAACGCGCATGATCGGTAGAGACACGGACTTAGCGGGGTATGACCCACACAGCAGCCTCAAGTATTCCAATGGTGGGATCAACCAAGTGGGCACCTTTCGACGGATACATCTTCAATACAAACCAATCGGACGTAAGCGCCGTAGGGCACGGAATAGCTAATGGCTAAAGTTTTTGGTGGTAGCACCAGCGGATTAGTGGGCGGCAAAAGAATCTACGATCCCAACAATACACTAAGCATGTTTGACAGATTCTTCATGGAGGCAGACAAGGGCCAGTATAGTGGTGCGCCTATGGGCACGGGTGGAAGTGGTGCGCCTATGGGAGCGCCCGTGCCTCCCAAGCAGGGCACTGATGTTCCTATAGTCACGGGCTTCCCCGATGGTTTTACTGGTCCCTTTGGCCCTAACAGCAACCCCACAATGGGCGTCAAGCCCGATCGCCCATTTGTTACAAGTGATTTAGTAAGCGGACCAGATACGGGAGTGGGTTCAACAAGTTCTACTGTCCCCTCTGGCGGGGGCGGTTCAGCTCCTCCACCTCCACCTCCACCTCCGCCTACGCCCCCTCCAAGTGGCCCCAGCGCAAAGCCAGTAGACCCTAACGCTATCCTTGCAAGCTCTGGGGCAGCAGCAAGTGATATGTTGCCCGATCGCCCAGCGACTGTGGTGAGTGATGGTGGCGGCGGCGGCGGCGGCGGCGGCGGGGTAGACCCAAATGCTGGACTTGCGGGCACCAATGCTGGGATGCTCAATGATTTCTTTGCGCAGGCTGATGCGCGTGAGGAGTTGATGGCGGCTATTCAGCGCAACCCTGCCGCATTTACTGGCGCAGGCATCGGCAACTGGCGCAGCAGCGGCGGGCTGACGGCAAACGACCTCTCGCAAAACATACAGGACGAGATTAATACATATCTGGGATCGGATGCCTACCGATCACTGCTGGGCAGCGATCCAACCTACCAAAATCAGCAGCAGGTCCAAGCATTACAGGCTGAGAATGACGCCCTGCGCGCATCTATCAGTGCTAACCCTGCACAGGCCGCGCCCACGATGACGAATATGGCAGCTACGCAGGGTGAGCGCGTAGCCTCCGCACCCACGACCACTGCAGTCTCTCCTGTAGAGACGTTATCCAACGCAGGTGCGCCCAGTGACGCCGCTGCGCGCGCTACGGGCGGTGCATCGGATCGCGAATTGCGCGAGCAGCAGATGCAGATGATACAGAATGCGATAGGGAA